CGAACGCCCTCATGGTGACGGATTAGCTTTATAGCTTCTTTAGATACCTTCAACTATTTCTTTTCCCAAGTTCTTGAGCCAAAGTAAAAGCCAATGATAGAGCCAACAATGCTCATTTCATCGCTAGAAAATATAGCATCCATTGATTCAGGCGTAAAACTATTTGTTGATTTAACTGCCCACCAAAATCCTGCCATGTCTACAAATAATAATAAACCTACAAAAGTAAATGCAATGATAGGCCTTACACTTGCATTAAGCGTCTTAACCCATTGAGCAGATTCAGATACAAGTTTAGCATCATGTTCGTATAATGCTTGTCTTTCTTGTGCGTATGTTTCAGCGTATGTTCCTTCTAACTCAATTTCTGCAACTTTTTCTTGAGCTACAAATCCAGCCTGCGCCATTGCCATTTGTTGAGCATTTTGTAATTGAGCCATTTCTCGCTCATGCTTTTGATCGCCCTTTTGTTGAAAAAATCCGAGAATGCTTGGAAGTCCAGCAGTAGCAAAACCTAGTATTGATGATAATAATGAGAACATATTAATTTCCTATTGGGTTAGTCATTGATTTTTGTATAGCCTTCATTTGAGTATTTAAGCCATCTATTTGAGCTTTAACCTCTGATCGAACGCTTGATAAAGACGCTTCTACTTCTCTTTGTGATCCTCTAGCAATAGCTGATGTTTCTCTAGCTAATGCAATAGCGTCTGATGCTTTCTCGTTAATTCTAATGCTTCCATCTTGAATAGATAGTAAACGCTCTTGTTGAGCTTTCATTTGTATCTCTAATGCTTGCACTTTGCTTTCATCGTATGAATCAACGACCGAACGCATTTTGTTGAAAGTCGTAATTCCGTAATAAATCGGCGTTCCTACGACTGCTATAAGCGTTGAACCTATCAGAAATACTTGTTTCAGAGATAAGCCCCATATAAATTCCTTGTTGAAGTCCATAATCATTTTCCTGCGTTAAATTATAAGAATCAACCATATTCGGTTGAGTTAAATTGTTTGGGCTTTGTAATAAAGCTAAACTTAAAACTATTCCTAATCCAGGAACAATCTCTACATCTTTCTTATTTTCTGATTTGGTATCTTCTTTTTTTGATTCGCTTGTAGTGCTATTTAATTCGTTACTGAATGTCTGCACAATCTCTGCCTGTGCAATTACAGATTCGGTTATCGTAGGCGTAACACTTGTGTTGAGTATACCGTTCGGATTGATTGGGCTTATTACACTCACAGGACTTGTTACATTGTTCTGATTGTCCAATGTCATATTGCAGGTATTGGATATTTCCGACCAAGATGTCCAAGTTGGCATGCCATACGGATCGGAGCATTGGGAAATTCTTAATTCCGTTATCAATCCTTCGTAACCACTCGCGCATGATAAAGCCCTTGTTTCTGTTGTTGATATACAAGTTGGCGGATCAGGAATGCAATTATCTGAAGCATCCACCCAAGCTGACCAACTGCTTGCGCTACAAGTATAATACCTAACTTGATTTAATGCACCTGAATAATTTACAGGGCATGATAAGGTTCTAGTTTCTGTAGCGTCTATGCAAACAGGTTGAATGTAAGGTGCGCATATTGGATCATTAGGATAATAAGGACACCAATATCCTGTAAGCGCAGTTTCATCATCTATACCATAGCATTGTAAATTTGTTATGTATCCATTGCTATCAGGAACATAATTGCAATACCAAGCATAAGCATTACTGCTTATCAGCAATAACAGGAAGCTTAAAATCCGAACCATATAGCTTATAGAATCTTTCAGGGTATCGTTTAAACCAAGCGCGTCTAGCAACATCGCCTAAAGCTCCACCAAAAGGGCAAGGGCTAGATGCCATTTCCATTGCTTCCCATGTAGCTTCATCTTGACACATTAAACTTACCGCACTAACTTTTAATCCTAGATTAGATAAAGTTTCAGCCTTAACTATTCTTGCGCAGTTTTCATCTTCTACTGTAAACCCACCGCTAATAGACACAACACCTGTGTTAGCTCCGCCACTTACCCCTGTTTTACAAATCTTGGGATTCATAGTAGAAATAGAAGGAGCAATAGCTGAAGGAACAGGCATACCTTTCATATTTGTAGTGATATTGGTGTCAGCCGCTAATACTTGATCAGAAATAATAGCCAATAGGCCGCCAATGATAAGGGCTAATACAAATACTATAACTTTATTAATGCTACTCATTTAAAAATCATCCTCATTTAAATTATGTATATTACAAACTATTTTCGCATATTTTTTAAACTTTGCTTCATGCGCATCAAAATCCTTATGGCCTGAATACCATAAAAAGCAATGAATCATTTCATGCATCATAGTATGCGTTATTTTATTCCAATCATCGCATGATCGGTCTATTTGTATTCTTGGCGGATCGTTTATAAACCAACCATAAGCTTCGGTATTAGATACCACTTCGAATGTAACGCGGTGAGCCGCAGGCAATCGCCACTCATTAAATGGCGGAAGCAATGCAAGCATTTTATATATTTTGCGCAGATTTTGTTTCGTTAAGAGCTTGGCCATAGTCTGCGTCTGTATAAGTAATCAGTCCGTTAGGTGAGTAATATAAATATTTGCCGTCATTTTCTTCTTGTGTTTTTAATGTATGATGTGGCACGCATAAACTTTGAAACAAATTATTCTTAAACTTATCAGCATTTTGCCTGTGCGGAAATATATGATCAATCGCAACCGCTTCAACAACTCTGCCTTCTAAAAGACAGGCCTGACATAAAGGCGCTTTACTTAATTGAGCTATTCTTTGTTTTTTCCAATAAGCCGTTGAATAAAGCTTACTGTTATCTTTATCTTTTTGAGTTTTTTCGCCACCATGAATGCTACAAAAGGCAGAGCGACTTGTTTTAAGATTATTGCAACCTAATTCGCGACATTTATCACTAACAGGCGTATAAGGCATAATCTAATTTTATCATATTTGACCTTCTAAAACTGCTAAAGTTTGTCGTAAAAGCTCTGATTCTGATCCATACTTTGCTTCAAAAGTTTTTTGACCTGCATGGAGCGCCACACCAAACCCACCATTTTGATGATGCAAAGGACATAAAGGGATAGCCATACTCCAATGGCTACGCATAGCCAATCCAGCCCCATGCCGTATGTGGTGAATATGTGGAGCTGAATAACCAAACCCAAGATTGCGACAAACAATGCAACCAATTTGAGATAACTTTTCATAGTGTCTTTTCTCATCTTTATTCAATCGACCATCCTAAATCTGAAAAATAGACCTCAATGCTTTGAATATAACTTGTAAATTCCTCGATTGTAAGATCAGTCGTTGAGCGAACATAAGGCACTTGAACTCCATTAATAGTTTTTTGTTCAGATAAGAAAAGATGCCCACACAAAAGATGCACTTCCATAGGTAAGTAACCTGTGAAGTTACTAATGCTTTTATATAACCTGCCCCACAAAAACTTATTTGCTTCAATCGACCTCTTATTGCCATCAACCTTTTCTTTGATCGTAACTTGAGGTGTCTTTCCTTCTTTGATTAATTCTTCCAAATAAATCTGAAGTTGCGGAAGGTTTTGCTGACTGACTATCCATTCTCTGTGCTTCATCTTTTAATTCCTGTGCGTTATCGTGTATTTTAATCATCTTGTGGCCATCCCATAATACAAATCTATTTGCGCCATCCGCAAGAGTGTATCGGGAAATATAAAAATTATTGCGCTCAATGCAATATTTACTGACCTTACTCCATTTATTTTGCATGTATAGCTTCCTTTGCGAATTCAAGTGAGATTGGTGGATAATTTTTTGGGTTAGCAATAATCCGATGCGCCCAAGCCCTCATATCTTTTAACTTCTTATCTTCACTCTTAATGTCCTGGACAAATTTATTTACATTTGCCGCATATACCGCATTTTCTTGTTTAGATAGTTTCGGTGCTTCTAGCCTGGCAAATTCAATTGGCTTTTCCCTGCATAATTGCAATATGTCAAAAATACTGGGAAAGAATTTACTGTTATCAATATGCTTATCAAAAGCTTTAGTGACTATACTAAATTCAAATCTTTCAAGCTTATGAAACCAAACTCGGATTGTATCTAAATCTAATGGTTGTTTTTGATAGAGCGTTGTTACTGTGTCCATCATTTGTTTAAAGCCTATCTTATCGTCTGCTGTCATTTAAAATCCTTTTTATTTAGCCATCATATACAAACCAACATTTCCTAAAGCATAACCAAAATAGCAAACACTCATTCCATTATTACCAAGATAAAACTGTTCAATGCTGATATATGAATAGATAAGCCCTGTGATAATAATTAATATATGGCTCAAAATAATGGCTCGTCTGTTATTAGATCAAATACATTTTCTTTTGGCGGAGCTGGTAATTTTTCAATTCTATGATTACCTCTGTGCAATA